GTTTTTAAGTAATAAATAGTGAATTAGTACAGTGGTTAGTACGGTTCGATTCGGAAACGCAAGTTCGATTCTTGCACTTTAAAAGGTTAGTACAGGGGTTAGTACGCTGAGACCAGAGAGCAAACATTGGTTCGATTCCAATATTCACTACTATTTTTTAACAGCCAATATGCCCGAGCGGTTAAGGGAGCAGTCCGCAAAACTGATGTTCGTAAGTTCGATTCTTACTATTGGCTCTATTTTTTAACCTAAACAATAATTAAAAATGGCAGTAACGAAGCAAAAACGTATCGAATACATTAAAGAACGTGTTGAGACGGTTCAAATGTATATTGACACGGTAAAAGAACAAATTGAGAAAGGAGCTAAACTTCATAAATCCTTAAAAAGAGATTCGGAGGAGCTGGAGGTACTCAAAAGCATTCTTTCGGAATTAGAAAAATAATTTTTAACCTACTAATAAAAAAATATGAATGCACAGGAAATTAAGCAAGAATACAATAATGCCACTGATGTTTTGTCTAAAAAAAAATTAGATAAAGAGTTGAAAGCAGTTTTAATGTATGTTCGGCATTTGCACGATAGAATTGAGAAATCCTATGATAACGGATTCAAAGATGGTCAAAAGAAAAACCCTCAAATACAAGAGTATATTGGTGCAAAAAAAAATAATTAACAATCTAAAGCAAAATACAAATGTACAAAGCTAAAAAAGTAAAGCGTTTTTTCAGTCGTTAAGAGTTTTTATGCCACAGCAGATAAGTGGCGGTAATGCTGTAAAACCAAAACAAGAAAGAAGTGATTATATTGTAAAACACAATCACAGACCTTTTAAAAGCAGTCCTCCAAATTATCCAGTTAGGAAAGTTGAAAACGGTAAATACGAGCAGTTCAGACCGTTCAATATGTAATACAAAAAATTGAAAAAAGAAATTATAAATTTCAAATAAAAAACAGTAAAAAATGCACAATAAAAACATATTAATTCTAACAGGTAACTTAACTAAAGACCTTGAAGAAAAAGTACTTGAAAACGGTGGAGTTGCGAATACTGGAATTGCTTTTAACAGTGGGTACTTTAATAAGAATAAAGAATGGGTAAAGAAGCCCACGGAGTTTTTTAATTTACAATTTGGTAATTTCTGTTCTAAAAAAGCATTGCAGCACCTTAAAAAAGGGTCTTTTGTGGAAATCAAAGGAAGCATAAAAGCTAGGAGTTACAAGAATGAAAAGGGAGAGAATAGAATAGCCAATTACATTGAAGCTAGTTCTTTTATTGAAATTGTAACCTACCAAAACACGCAACAGGCAGCAGATACGCAAGGAGTTCAAGCGCAAAACGAAGACGATTTGCCATTTTAAAAAAAACATTGTAGGCGTAATGAATAATTACAGGGTTCGGTTCAATAAGCATTATTGTAAATGCTTTCACAAAAACCGTTCGATGCGGTTTACCTTTTCGGAATGACGTACCAGAAGCCTACTTTTTAAAAAAATCTAAAAATCTAAAATTATGAAATTAGAAAAAGGAATATTAGTAATTATTGCATTTATTGTATCTGCATTTAGTGGGGTTTGGGCTTCTGTTAGCTTTGTGTTATCTTTGGTTAAAGATGCACCTTTTCAGTGGATTAGCTTAATTGTATGCGGCTCTTCGTTTTCGGTATTACCGTTAATGATGCTTTACAGTTGGTATAAAATGGAACAGGAGCAGAAGAAAGCTAAAAACAAAATGGGTTCGCTTATGAATGAATTTCCAGATAAGGAAAAAAAATGAAAAAGCCAAGAAAAGCAACACCAAAACAAAAGCCAAAAAAAACACGGCTAACAATAGAGATTGAAGCAATTGTAAACCTTTTAAATATTAACCACTTTACGGGACACAAAGGTGGTCAAATCGTTAAAGATACTTCTGCAACGTATTACAAAAATGGATATTGGGATTTTAAAAGCGGAAACAAGCTGCAAGGTCGTATTTTTTATGATAAACAGTTTTCGTGTGATAGTAGGATAGTGGCGGATTTAGACTTTCATAAGTTGAATAAATACGCTAAAATTTGCGTTCCAGTTCCAAAGAATAACGAACAACGGAAAGAGTTGTTAGCAGCCTTGTACGATATGCAGTTTGCTAGTGATGACTTTAGTTTTAGGGAGTATTCAAAAGATGTATAATTATGAATCAAGAAAATAAATACAAAACGAAAACACCCGAACAAATTGCAAGAAAGTATTTGCAAGTAACAGAGTTTGAGGGGGATTTAACAAAGGATATTGAAGCGTATGCGAATAGCAGAATAGAAGATTTTATAAAATCTTCATCAATTAAAGAGCTTACTTTGTTGCATTATGTGGTAAAAGAAGAAAACGAAATACAAGCCGTAAGCATTAACGATAATAACGAGAACGAGATGTTAAATGCTATCGGAAAAATTAAATAATATATGACACAAGAAATTAACATATTGATTGTAGTAGTTATTTACGCTATCTGTTTGTTTATTCTGAGATTACGCAACCAAACGAGCGTATCCAGTAACGGAGAAGGTATTGTATTACTATCAATCAAGTACCTTAAAGCCGTTCAGCGGTTTATTAAGGTACGGAGCGATAAGGAAAGAGAGTATTTTTCCCAGTCCTAAAGGTGGGGAGCGCCTAAGAATGGCTATACCAATTAAACCGCCAAAGAAAAAAGAGTTTGATTAGCTTCTAAGTAAGCGAAACACTACTGTTATACTAAATCTTTCAGAAATGACAGCTTTTTTATTTTCGAGCAGTAGCACAAAAAAATTATTATTCATTTTTAGTGATGTTTAGGTGAATAGTTAGGACAAAAAAAGCCTTTGGAGTTAGTTCTTCAAAGGCTTTTTTATGATTAATTAGTTGTATATACAACTAAAATATTCATTTAATATACAACTATACAGTTTTTTATATAAAATAATCATTAACTTTACTGTATATTTAAAACGTATAATATACATTAATATACAATATGTCTACTATATCAATTTATCAATTAGGTAGTAAAGTTGCTGTTTTAAAAAAAACAAGTGGAGTTTACGACTTAATACCATCTCTTTATAATCCAAGTGATATTGGGCTTAAACGTGTTTCTGATACTATTTTTAGGGCTGAAATAAAAAATAGCACTGTTCATACTGGTACTTTTGATACTTTCGGAAGTAATAAGAAAGGATTGGATACATTGTCTTCATCTGATTTAATTGATAGGTTTACGAAATTTGGGCTTAATGACGAAGAACCTAATTTATACGAGTACTTACAAGAATTAGATGTAAACGGAGATTACACAGGCAATATTAATGCAAACAGTAATTTTCAAACTGAAACGCTTTTTGCATTAAAGCACGTTGATGGGCAAAACCCTTTATTTATCAATAGGATTATTACAACTATTGCTGATAGCGGTTCGTTGGATGCTTCAAGGTATGGCAACGGAGTAGCATTAACGAATGGTCTTTTAGTTCAGAAATTGGATAAAAACGGAAATGTATTAATTGATTTCACAGGAGGATTCCCAATTCTAACTAATACCGATTGGGGTTCTAATTGCTACGATTCTAAACCGTCTGATTACGGTAGCGGTGATAATTATATTTTAGCACGTTGGACGTTTACCAAGGACAGTAACGCAAGAGGTTTAAGATTGGAAGATGGCGAACAAATTGTAATTAAAATTGGAATTGATAACCTAAACGGTTTGACAGGTCATAAATTCAAGGTTATCGGAACAAAGGAAATATAAAATATTATGGCAGCAGAAAAAGGATTACAAATAAGTTACGATGACAGAAATGTAATTGTAGATTTTGGTAAATATTCAGTTGATGAAAATGGGGATTTTGACGATTCGCAAGCCCTCCAAACCTTTGGGCGTGATGACATTGGTAGAATTTCAGAAAGTACAAGAGGAGACTATATTTCTGTAAATATGAATAACGGAGCTTCTTATTTTTTAACAACAAATATTGGAGTTGAAGACCCTAATAAACGTGTTTTCCTTGTGGATTTTGTTAAAAACAAAACAGACCCTAATAATGTAATTGATGTTTCTTTAACAGACAAAAGAAGCCTAACACTTGCAGTTAGTGACATTAGGCTGTAAATCCTAGTATATGAAATACAAGCAAAGCAATCGTTACGAAAATGATTTTATAAGGCGGTTAAAAAAATACGGTTCAATAAATGATGTAATAAAATCATTTACAAGCCCACATAATGAGGGTACAAATGGAAGAACCAAGTTTTTAAAAGAGCGAAGATTAAAATTTCAATCTTACTTAAATTCTCACAAGGATTTTAAAAATATAATTAATGAGATTTTAGAGTTTTCGGAAAACAAAAAGAACCAACCTAAAACTAAAAATCTTAGCACTAGAGGTTATAAGATTGAATATGATGAAATTGTTTGTAATCTAAGACGTTGCGGTATGGATTCATCTTCAATAGCGAAATACTTAAACGTAGATAAAAAAACTTTAATCGAGTGGCGAAAGCAAAACAAGACTTTTGGTGATGCTTGGGAAAAAGTAAAAACTGATGACTTTGTTAAAACGTCAAATGCAGTACAGGAAACTTCAATGTTCTACAAAACAACAACAGTAAGAACAGAAGAGGGCTTTATTGATATTAAAGGCGAAAGCGTACCGATTAACAAAACGATAACAACAGTAACAGACCACCCCCCAATTATGGCGAGTGTTAGAATGAAATTAGCACAGTACAATAACAGTATTGGAAATAGCAATAAAAATTTACTCGGCTACGTTCCACCTGAAAATGTAGTAACTGAAAAACCTATTGATATTAACATAAATCTAAAGGGTTCAGACGATGAATTTTCGCTAAACGATACAGAAGATGACAGTACAAGCAGCGAAAATAAAGAAGAAAAAGAAAAAGGTTAAAACCTTAAAGATTGGAGGTAGTAAGAATCTTCGGTTTATTTATTGGGCTAGAAAGCAAGTAGTTAATAACGTCAAAACAAAAGAGTTAGACGAAAAAACAGGCGAATTAGTAGATGTTACTTTGAATAATCAAAGAGTAACAGAGATTATTTTAGAGGGTGGCTCAAGAAGTACAAAAACCTTTTCAATTTGTCAATACCTTGCAGAATATGTAATTAAGAACAAAGGAAAGCGTATTACAATTTATCGTGATACATTTTCAAATTTGAAAGATACTGTTTATGAGACATTAAAAGAGGTTTGGGGGCTTTACGGATTGGATACAAGCGTATTTAATAAGTCAGCAACTCCGATAAATATAAACGGAAATACAATTAAGTTCAAAGGAGTATTGGACTTAATGAAAGCACACGGTAAAGAAAGTGATATAAGTTGGCTAAACGAGATAATGGGTATTCCTAGATACTCGTATTTCCAAATTAAGCAAAGGACAAAGGAGTTAATGTTTATTGACTACAACCCTAGTTTGCCTATTCATTTTGTTTACAATTTAAAATTAGGAAAGCAGACGGCTTTTTTAAAAACAACGATGCTAGACAATCCTTTTTTAGGAACAAACGAAAGGCAGCAATTACTTAGTTACGAGCCAACGACTGAAAACATAAGGCTTGGATTAGCAGACCAATTTATGTACGATGTGTACTGTCTTGGTAAGCGTGGAGCTGGAAAACAACTTGTTTATCCTAGGTGGTTTGAATTTAAGTACTCCGAAATTCCAAAAGAAAGGATAAGATATAAATCGTATGCTTTAGATTTTGGATGGACGAGAGACCCCCACTGTTTAACAGAGATAATATGTGTTAAGGGGGAAAACGGAGAAAAAGACAGGAAATATTACACTACCTTAATTTACGAGACTGATTTAAGTTTAGGGCAATTAGGCGATAAAATTGTTTCATTAAAGCTAGACAAAGTTTTTAACGGAATAAAGACAGTTATAATATGCGATAACAACGACACGTTATTAAGGGATTTAGTTTACAGGGGTTTAAATTGCAGGTCAGCAAAGAAACCTCAAATAGCTTACGGTATTCCAAAGGTCAGAGATTACGAGATTTATATTAATGAGCAATCCACAAAAGCACAATCGGAAATAGTGCAATATATGTACGCTAAAGACCGGGAGGGTGGTATTACAGATTACATTGAGAAAAAAACAGGGTACGACCAAAAAGACCACTTTCTTGACTGCATAAGATATGAAGCGGTTTATTTTACTAGATAATTATGAATTTTAGACAAAAGGTTAGTAATGTTATAAGAAATGTAAAAAGCCTTGGTAATCCTTTAAAATGGAATAATACACAGGGAGGAACTCAATTTTTTACCGATTTTGTCGGTCAGATATTCGGGATTACTAGCGGTTTTTTAAGCATTGAACAACAAAGAAGTGCCTATAAAAATAACGGTACATTTTCAAGAGTTATAAATAATGTTGTAGATGGTATTGTTTCGCTTCCTATTCGTTCAGAAACTGATAAAAAGGCGGTTTTAGACAAAGAGTTTTTGAGGTCTGCGATATATGACTTTATACTCGGTAGCGGCTGGGTTGAGTGTACTATACCAAGGGTTGGCGATATGTTTGAAAAGCCTACTGATATTGATTTGAAAGCTGTTAGAGACTCAGAAATGAATATCATATTTGATAACGAAAGCGAACCTTTATACTATATCAGAAATACAGGAGGTAGCACGCAAAAAATAGAAAAAACAAAGAATTTTGATAGCAGCTCTAATGAAGTTCAATTATTGCACGTTTTCCAATCAAACCCTTATGTAGGTAAAAAAGAAAGCTATAGAGGCGTTGGTAATGCTGCATCGGAGGGGTTTTTATTAAAGGCATCGCAAAACAGAGATGAAGCCGAAGCAAATTTTTTAGAAAACAAAGGAATATCAATGTTGCTTTCTAATAAATCAAATATTCCAGTTGAGCCAGATATTGAGGAAGAAATAAACAAGGTAAATAAAAATAAAATAGGAGGTGCAGCAAGGTTTGGCGGTGTTAATATCGTAAACGGAGATTATTCTGCAATAAAACTCTCAACAGATGCACAAGATTTAAAGCTTTTGGAAACTGGCACAAGCCACGCTCAAAAAATATCATCAATTTTCAGATTAGATAGTATCCTTTTTGGAGACAAAACAAAATCAATATTTAATACTGTAAAAGCTGCGAAAGTTGGAGCTTATACGGATTGTTACATTCCAATTTTTAACGAGTTTATAGCACCGATTAACAAATACTTAGGTTCAGATTATAAAGTTTTTGTAAAAGAAATATCAATACTAGAAGATGCGAAAATAGATGCTAATAATAAACAGATTGAAGTAATACAACGCCTTGCATTAACTGAATTTATGACAATGAAAGAGGCAAAGCATCGTATAAATAAACTTTTAGGCAATGGATAATGATTTGATAAGAAGCAACAAAGGATTAAAAATTAACCTTGGCAGTAAATCGCTATTATGCGATGAAGTAAAAAGGCTTAAAGAGAATTTAAAAGCACAATCAAAACAGAAAACGAAATGAGTTCAGTTATTTTAAATCCGATACAAAAAAGCGTTATAAAGTCAGCAATGCCTTACGTTAAAAAGCGTAATAACGGTAATGTTTTTTCTGTAAACGCTTCAAACGAGCATTCTAATATTATTAAATCAATTTCAGATGAAGAAAGAGAAGTTCATTTAATTGGTAATGCTTATTACTATTTTGATTCAGATGAAGATGTGCTATTTAAAGGCTGTGCTAGTAAATCAATTTCAGAGCGTGGCGTAAACTCCACAGGAAATAGAAAAATTAAGTTTGCGTTACAGCACAATATTAGAGATTTAACAGGGTCTTACAAATACTTAGCTGATACCGATATTGGAATAGAAGCAAAAGTAAATATTTATCCTGATACCGACACTTTAGGGCGTGAAACGTGGTTAAGGTACAAAACAGGAGACTACACGGAACATTCAGTGGGATTTAGTTATATGATGTATAAATGGCTAGATATTAACAGCGAGGGCTTCAAAAGGCTAATTGGAAAGGTTATAAACAAAGATGAAGCTATTTTAAACGGTGGTTTTTTTGCTGTTACTGAAATTGACCTTTATGAGATTAGTACAGTTACTTTTGGCGCAAATGAGTACAGCGGTGTTTTAGGTTTAAAGTCAGCGGATTACAACCCTAAAACTTACGCTCAAAAATGTAAAAACTTTTGGGATTTAGTGCATTCAGATTTAGCCAAAGGAGTAAAAGCAGAAGATTACATCAAAGAAATTCAAAGAAAACAATACGATGCAATAATTAAAGAAGAAACTCTTTTCTTACAATTCAATAAAGGTGTGAAGCCGTCCGATGACACTTCTAATAAACAAAAGCCGTTGCAAAACACTTTTGATAATAAAAAAACATCAATAGGATTATTGCTATAATTAAATTATTATCAAATTAAAATAAAAACAAAATGTTTGTAAAAGCGACAGTAAAAGAATTTGAGGAAATGGGAGACCGTGAAAAGGCTTTCTACCTCAAAGAAAAAGAAGTACACGAAAAAGAGCAATTGAAATTAACTATTTCAGAAGCTGTAAAAAGCCAAGTTGTAACTATTAAGTCAGAACTTGAAGCGGAAAACGCTGTTAAACTTGAGGAATCAAAAGCAGAAGCACTTGCAGAACTTGAAAAGCAAAAAGATGAATACACAAAAGGGCTTAAAGATTTAGGGCTTACTGTTTCAGAGATGAAAAAAGTAAAAGCTACTGCCGAAAGTGTTGTAAATCAAACCGCTGAAAACTTCAAAGCAGCTTACGAAAAGTATCAAGCAGACATAAAATCAGCAGCTACTTATGTAAACGGTGGAACAACTCCCGCTCAATTTTCATTCACAAAAGCAGCGGTAACAACAGGCTCGTACCTAAATAACAACGAAGCTCAAATGATGGACGGAGTTTCAGAAGAATCAGTTACTAGAATGAGTTTGGAGGGTAGATTTAACCGAGTTAAATTAAATCCTGATAATGGCGAAAAAGCGGAATGGATTGAAGAAGATTCAGCCGTAATAGCTGAAGCGGCAGCAGCAATTGCAGAGGGTGCTTTATATCCTGAGAGTTCTTATGGATTGAAAAAAGTAACAGAAGAGTTGTCTAAAATTGGTCATACTTTATCAATTACTAAACAAGCTGTAAGAGGTTTTTCAGTATTGTTTATTCAAGTGAAGTCATTCGCCTGGAGAACTTTAAGAGCTAAAGTAAACGAGCAAAAGGTAAACGGTACAGGAGTTGCAACACAAGACTTACTTGGTGTTATGACAATTGGAGCTTTGAACCCTTTTGTTTTGGGTGTAGCCGAACCATTTCATCAATCATACCAATTTCCAACAATCAAGGATTTAGCCAATGCGGTTGCTTCTACGATTAAGGAAGATTTCAAGCAAAATACGGATTATGTAATGCCTAATACTGTACTTATCAATCCTATTGAGTATGAGAAACGGTTTTCTGCAAAAGATTCGCAAAACAGACCTTTGTGGGATGCTACTGCGAGAGGTGTTGCTGGAGATGGTGCGTTGATTTTCGTTCAAGAAACTGCAATTCCAGAGGGCGAACTTTTGGTAGGCGACACAGGAGTAACTACTGAATTTTATTCAGATGTTATTGATGTTGAAATTGGAACGGTAAACGACCAATTCACAAGGGATTTAATAACTTTGAAAATAAGTGAGCATTTATTACTCGCAACCCCTACTAACAGGTATAAAGGTTGGAAAAAAGTATTAGATATTGACTTGGCTTTAGCTGATATTAAAATACCTTAATAAAAACAATATAAAAGCGTAAGATGCTTATTTGTATCTTACGCTTTTTACAATAATATAAAAAACAAAGAAATGACAGAAACTAAAAAATACATTGCAGTAGTGGAAAACAGAGGGTTTGATATTGGGGCGGTTGTTGATTACAATCCTAATGATGTTGCACATTTATTAGTAAAAAAGGGAAGTAAAAAGGCTTCACTTGAGCTTTTCGATGAAAAAAAACACAAGGGATTGGTTGATAATCTTGCTGATATTCTTAAAAGCCGCAAGGCTGAAAATGAGCGTATTATCGCAAAGGTAGAAGCAAGAACAGGAGTAAAAATGGTACGAACTAAAAAGTAATAATAAACAATGGCACTACCAGTAATACAAGCAAATTCATTTACAGGAAGTAAAATGCTTTCATTAAGCAATGGAAACAATGAAGACGTTGAATCTTTAGCTGTTGAAACCATTGATTTATGGGTACGGAAAATACTTTCTGATGCTGCGTATCTTGATATTGTAGCGACTTCAAAAAGTAAATGGAATCACTTGTTTAATGGTAGTGATTGGACTGATTCAAATGGTTTTGTTCGTATTCATAAAGGTTTTACCGATGTATTAAGAGGGATTACTTACTTTGAATACACTAGAAACCCGATTTATCATAATTCAGTAGGCTTTACGGTTCACAACGGACAAAACAGTAAGGCAGCAGAAGCATCACAGATTTATCAAAAGGCTACCAATGTTTACAATGCTAGTATTCGCTCGCTAAGATGTGAGATTTACGACTTTCTGAACTTTTACAGCTCAATAACAGGGGTAATAACAGGCTTTACCGATAACGGATTAGGCAGTTATACAATATTAACATCTTCTACTAAGTATTTAGATAATGCTGATTCGGTAACGATTAACGGCATTGATTACATTGTTTCTAATCTTGCAGAAGATACTTCTTTTGATATTGCAGCAGATTTAGGGCTTTCTTTTAATGGTAGCTTTATTTATAAGCCGTTTGATGAACTTAATTTACCTAACCTTGAAATTATAGTATAATGATTAAAAAAGTCATCGTTTCCGATGTTATGGATAGATTTATTAAGTCCATAGATTTTACGCAAACTGTTTTAAGTCATTCAAATGCTGGAGCAGATACTACTATTTTTGTATCCGATGTTTATCATTCGTTTAAGAAAGGTACTTGTAAAATTGATGGTTCGGATTATGTTATAAAGTCGGTAAATTATGTTAAAAACAGCGTTGTAGTTATTGGTGTTATTGTAACGCCTTTAATTTATGATGTTGGCACTCCGATATTCATTCACGGCATTAGTACAATGGTTACTAAGCGAGTAAATAAATTGGCTTCTGAAAAAAAAACGCCTTTTATTTATTTGCTAGGAAATGACAACGGTTATAATGTTAATAATGTTAGAAAAACTTACAATCACTTTGAAAACATTGATATTTTCTTTGTGGCTGATAACGGCAGAACTCCGAACGGAACAGATGAAGCGGATTATCATATAGATGACATTTCACAGCCTTTGCGGAATCTTAAAACAAAGTTTTGCAATGAATTGAATAAATACAAGATGTTCGGAGTGGAGTATATGAATAAGCAGTTTAATCATAGATACCGTGTATTTTTTGGCGATGTTTACAAGGGTACAGGGAAGAACACGGATAAAAGCGTTTTTGATGCTCGCTTAGATGCCTTGCAATTGTCGTTTGAATTACCGATTGACACAGATTATTGCTCAAATTAATTTTTTTATAAAAACAACAAAAAAACAATACAATGGCAAATACTTGTTGCGGTGATGGAATCGCATTCGCAGGGTGGAACTCTGGCGATAAAATACAAAAAGATATTGTTTCCTTTATTTTCGTTAAAACTATTGCAGATGACAATAGCAAAAATGGAATATTGAAAACGGAAGTTATGAATAAGTCGTTTACTGATGCTTTATTTAATCACGCAGATAAATCAAAGCGTTGGAATAGCGTGAATGACCTTTTGGCATTTGATGACACTCCTACTGACCCAAATTTTATACAGGATTCAAACGGAGGTAATCACAAAGTTAGCGGTGGCTCTGTAAAAACTGTAAAAAGCGAAATTTGGAAAAAGTCAGCAAGGTATGGAAAGCAAATAGCACCGTTTTTATGTGGTGATAATCAATCGTTTTATGGAGTTGATAGTTGTGGGGTTTTGGTTGGGGAAAATTCAAAAGATGGGCTTTCTTTTTTACCTTTTCCAATCTCAAGAGATACTGGGTTTATCACTTCGTTGGGTGCAAAAAGTGGAGATGTAACCAAATTAATGTTGCAGTTTGACATTAAAGCAACGTCAAACCCATTGGATACTATTTTGATTAGCAATTCAGTTATTGAAGCTGATTTAACTCAACATCAATCTATTGAGAGAGTTAATGGTATTGTAACCGTTCCTTTGGCTACTGGCTTTACATTGCAACTTAACGGAAACTTTGGATATACGAAAGAAGAAAACAAGATTGTAGGGCTTTTAGTTGGCGATTTCACTTTGAAAACCTCGGCAGGAGTTCCAGTTGTTCCAGCTTCTGTAACAGCACAGTCAGACCCAAAAGGTAATTTTTACGATTTTGTTGCTACCATTCCAAGTGGAGACTATACGATTGAAGCATTAAAAGAGGGTTACGAGTTGCTACCTTTGTCATTCACAGTTGCATAATTGTACTACTATGGAAGAAAAGTTATCAAAATTTGGGCTTAAAGTTGAGAGTTTCAATTTGGAGCGTATGGAAAAGATGAGTTTTAAGGAGTTTCAAACACTTTTTAAAAATCATTCGGTAATCGGAGATAATTTAAAAGAAATATACGCTATATTCACAGCAGTAAAAAAGTGATAGTTTTTCATATTTACTATTAGATTTTTAATTGTTTAGCTGAAAACCCCAATTCTTATAGAGTTGGGGTTTTTGTTTTTGTGAGTTTATTCTCAAAATATGAATGTTTTGAAATACATTGATTAAAATAATAATCACTATCTTTAGCCAAGGTTACAAAGTGTATATCATTTTTAAGTCCTTATTTCTTCGGAGGTAAGGACTTTTTTTAGACATTATTAGCCGTAATTTTAGACATT